AAACTTCTCCTTCTTTAGTGCTTTCAATCTTGTTATGTGACCACGCATCATCAAGTGATTTGTAACGACCTGGCTTCCACAAAGGGTGTGTCTGCGGCATGTACTTACCGTTTAGATACATCCTCTTTTTGTTTGACTTGTCATTGCTTTCTTTAGCGCAACCACTACATCGTTTATCTCCTCGTGCCTTCCAAGACTGAGGCCAGTTATCTTCAGTGAGGGGTGCCTCACAACTAAAACAAACATCTTGTTCCATTTATTTCTCTCCTCTACTGTTAAAAAGTTGGTGGCTAACCGTTGACCACCGCGTGTCTATTAGGCGACAAACCCTTGCGGCACAGGGCGAAAGGAAGGAAATTCCCGTGCCAGACAACTTATGCCGCTGCTATGTCTACAATCTCACACACTCCTGCTGTACACGCTAACTCACGCCCACCTGAAGTTGTGTCCTCTTTCTCAAAGTCACTTAACTTAGACCAGTCTACACTCTTAGGCATCTTTGTCAAGAACTCTTTGTACTGTTCAGCATCAATATCTTGATAAGGTGCTTGCTGATATGTGTGGTCATCCAAAGGTAGGAAACTAATTCCTGATACTTCATCAAAGTTCTCATATACCCATGCACCTACTTCAAACCATTCATGTTCTTTGACTGTGATGGTTACACTAGGTTTATGTTCACACCAATGTCTCTGATACACTAGCCAGAGGTCAAGCTGTTCAATAGCAGTCATTGCAGTACGTGTTACCGCACCTTTAGGTGACTTCATTGGGAAGCTAAACACTGTCGTGCTATCAGGCTTAAATACGTCAGGCTCTGCAGGAATACCCTGAGACATCAAGAACTGTGTTAGTGGGTCTTTATTGTCACCACGTACAGTGCGGATGTAGAAAGGATTATGCCTTGCGTGTATGCCTGATGCCGCATCAGTAAGCTGGGATACTGTGCCAGATGGTTTGACACAAGTAACAGCAGTAGACTGCGGAATGTCTAATTGTTTAGCAATTGCTGCATTAGTTTCTACTGCTACATCTCTAAGCCGTTCTAGTGTAGGTGCTAGGTTCATACCAATGTGCGCTGACTTACCTGACAGCAAAGCATTGTCCATGATACCTGTTAGGGATACTCCTAGCAACCGTTCTTCCTCTGTATTCTTCTGCCAAATCTTACGCAGATATTTAAAGTTAGTAAGTGTAGACTGAAATGTACCAAGTATAGTAGCCAGTCTGACTTTCTCTGCTAGTGTTTGTTGTGTATCGCTCTCCCGTACCACTACCTCTGATAGATTACAGAACTGGTATGGACGTAGGATAATTTCACTGCAAGGGTTGCAACCAAATTCGTGTTCAGCATCCCGTCTGCCATTCTTTGCCGCCTGTTTCTTAGCTGACTGACGATTGAAGATGCCACGCTCACCTGACTTACTTTCGTAAAGGGCAAGCCACTCACGCATGAATGTACCCATCTCAGGCTTAGTTTTGTAGGCAACAGAGTTATTGGCAAGTCCACGTTGCTTCTCATATTCATACCACTTACCTGACTTAGCGTGTGCCATCTGGTCATCATTTAGGTTAGACAGTGAGATAAGTGCTGACCTACGTACACCACCTACAACTACAACCTCACCAATCTTGCACATAATGTCGTGACATTCAATTGCATACAATCTACGTCCTGCAGCATTTTTGAACTTCTGAATACAAAACTCAAACAGTTCAATTAGAGGCTGTGGACCTGATGCACGACCACCAAAGGTCTTTAGCCGTGCGCCAGCAGGACGTACTTCGCTGACATCGAATTTAGGTATCTGCCCACTGTACAGCATAGCAATAAGTTCTTTCAGTGACTTAGCCCAACCTGGGCGGCTGTCACCTACTTTGATTACTGTGTCTGTATCGTGGAACTCTTCACTAACCATAGGCAATTTGTCTACGCAGTTACGTTCCACAGAAAAGCCAACGCCAGTGCCGCACATTAGAATGTACATAGACTCGTCAAAGGCACGAGGGCTATCCACAGGCACGTATGAACAGTTGTATCCACCTACGTGGCAGCGGTCTAGTGCAGGGCCAGCAGTCATCAATGCCCTCATAGAAGGCATGATAGACTGGTTAAGGACAGCCTCTTCTAACTCACCTCTTAATGAATCAGATAGCTTATAGCTGTAGTTATTAGACAAATGGTCAGCCATGTAATCAAAGTATCTAGTGACAGTTTCACCCCATGTCTCCCTTCGCTGTTCATCTTCTTTCCATCTTGCATAACGAGATAACGCAATGAAGTTCTGGTAGTCTGTTGGTAATGTATTACTAATCATGTTTCTCTTTCACTCCTGAATTACTTTTATGTTTTTTATTTTTAAGCCTTCAATGTCGTACAGAATATTTTCAATTGTTTCCTGTATTTCATCTGCAACAAGTCCGTCTGACGGTACTGTGTATTCTTCTTTGTCAACCGCCAGTGTTACGTAGAGTTTAACCCTCATCACTAGCCCCTACATCTTCTAGCAAAGTGTTTAGATACCACTGTGCTTTTTCTAAATCTTCAAGAGGTTTACCTTTGTAATCAAAACGCCACATATATTTCATTATGTTTCCTTGAAGATAATACTTAAAGTTTGGTCCTAGTGCAGCTTGAATGGCGGCAATGCATTCAATGCCGGATTGATTGTAGTGTGATGGACTGTTTACCATATCCTCAGTAGAAGGCCACTCTTTTAATGCTTCTTCCTGTTCTTTTGCCTGTTTCATGTATTCATCATGTCTTAACTGTGTCACTATGCACTCCCTTTCGTGTTGCTAGTAAAGTGGATTGTGTGAATATTACCCTCTGTTGTTACAGTAGGCTTATCCTTGTTATCATACTCTTCTTCTACACGCATATCGTATTCATTGTCAACAACATTAAGCACATAATCGTGTACTGCATCACGAATAGCTTCGTTTTGTTCCATTATAGGTACAGCAGATGCTACCATCTTACAAAAATGCATTATGTGGTAGTAGTCTTCGGCTTGAATATCATTACCTGGATGGGACATAACTGCAATATCAACATCACCTTCCCAAGTACCCTGCTCTGTTAAGTAGGGTCTAATACGTATTGTGAAATCATTTGGTTGAACTTCCACCATGTCTTCTAAATCGTTCATTGTTACCTGCTCCTCTTCAATTTATTACCCGTAAATTCTATGAAGGCAGGATGATTGTTCTTGCCTTTTTCTTTTAACCAGTCTTCAGGGATGATACGGTCATAGTATCTGAAACCGTACTTGATACACCACTCCCCGTAATTGGACTTAGCCCCTTTCCTTAACTTTGCCTTGCTATTTGTAAAGACAAACCTGATATCTAAATATGGGTGTTGCTTCTTAATAGCTATGTGTTTGCGTCTATCAATAGCAGTAAACAAACCTTTTGATTCGATTATGATACCGTTGTCTAACACAAAGTCTGGCGTATAGGTGCGGTAGGCTAGGTCTTCCCATTCAATCTTGATAGATTCATAAGTGTATTTAATCTTATGCTGGTCAAGGTACAATGAGATTTTATGCTCTAGCCCACTGCGATACCCATACTTCTTTGCAGCTCTAAACTGTTTCTGGTTCAAAGACTTCTCCAATGTAAGAGACTACTGGTGGTACTTTAGCTTTTGACATAATTGATGGGCGTTCTGTCAACTTTTCCCAGCAATCAAATCTATACGCACAGAACTTGCAACCGTTATTCAGTACAGTATTGCCTGTCTCTTTACCACGAAACTTTTCAGGTACGGGTTGAAAACAACGCTCAAACTTATCTGCATTAACTGTGTCTACTGTCTGCTGTATCTTGGCAATCTCAGTATCTATATCCATGTTTTTTGCGGATACATACTTGAAGGCACCATTAGCTTTATTGACTACCCACCAGCCACCTACTTTTTTACTGGCGGCTTTTGCATAACCTGCTAACTGACTTACATAGCCAAAGCTATCTCCCGCAGCCAGTGTATCATACGATTCAAACTTGTTAGTGTAGGACCAATTAGATGCTGACTTAACGTCATCAACAGCACCATTGATAACAATATCATATGTTCCATTAACGGATGCATCATTGTCCAGTTCCAAAGTAACGTGTTCCGGGTCTTCATACTGCACTCCTGCTTCTTTGAGTAAGCCTTTGAACACGGCCTCAACGATATCGCCAAGCATCATGTTCATAATGAAGGTGGTAGGAAGAGGTAAGGCGACTTCAGGTTTGTTTTTGTCATACCACAATTGGCATGTAGGTCTGCCTATATTAGACATCCGTAACCTGAAGTCACCCCTCTTACCCCCACCAAATTGACGATGCATAGCATCTGAGACATCTTTAGCAACTTGCTTTGCTGTCTCATCGGACATAGAGGTTTCACCTTTTACAGCTTTCTCCATGTAGCGATGCAGCGCCATTTCAGCGGGATGGTTCATTATGCTACCTCTTTTTCTTCATCCGTGTCGATGTCAACAAAGTCATCAACAACGTCCATGTCTTCATCTGACATAGCCATCTCTGCACGTGCTTTATCAGACCAAGCATTGGAAACGTATTCATTGTAGTTGTCAATCCAGTTGATGAAGTTGCCTAGAGTTTCATCATCGTCTTGAGTTAGTTCAATGACGTTGTTCAAATCAATAGAAGCTACTGGCAGGTAATAACTGTCACCGTTGTTCATCTTCTGCTCTGACGTATTCACAGTAACAGTATGTGAAGGTGGTAGACGATTACCTTTCATAAACTTGGTAAACACTGCACCAAACTCTTTGAAGGCATCACGATTATCAATCTCCCAGATAAATGGCGTTGCTTCCATCTCAACTGGTTCACCTTTGTCGTTAACTGCATCAACAAGTTCTACTGTACCAAACACAGCACGAACACGTTTGATTTCTTTGATTAGCTTTTGCATCTTCTCCGGTAGTGCTTGGAAGTCTGCAATGTAACCAGCTTGCTTACCGCAGTTAAAGCCACCATCATCATCCTTCAAGTCATATTCCATCTTAGCATCATCAGTCATTAGTGTTTTAATGAAACGATTGGGTGCTTTATCTACGCCTGGAACATAACGCTTGTACATAAACCGCTGTACAAATAGGCGCAGGTTGGCAGGTTTTCCGTACACTGACTTACCGTCAGGCATGTCAAGTCTGAATGTGCCGCCTTCGATTACTTCCATGTTAACTTTCTTGCCGTTAACCTCTGCAAGTCCCATGATAGCCTTGTGGTTAATACGCATACGTGGAAGTGTGCTGCTCTTGGAAGACGAGCCTTCACCCGAAATGCCCATTAGTTTAGACATTGCAGAGAAGTTATTAGTATTCACAGTTGTTAATTGAGTCATTTCTTTCTTACCTTTTTTCTGTTTCGGAATGGATAGTTATATCAGGCTACGTCTTTAACGTCAAGCCAATTATTACCTATTTTTGATTCAAGTAGAAGTGGAACATTAAATACTATACCCCATCTCATTGTAATCAAACTAGGAAGTGCTTCATTAGTTTTGTTAATTATTTCTATTACTCGCTCCTCTTCATCGGGGTGTACATCAACAACGATGCTATCGTGTACACTGTTTACTATACATGACTGCATACCGTCAAGTAGTTTTTCAATATGCAGCAAACAAATCGGTACAATATCTGCAGTAGCAAATGCTTGCACTGGGTAGTTTTTAATGAGGGTAAAGTGAGACACACGCCCGCTTTTATTACGTACGACATCAGGGAAAGAGAACTCTCTGCCAGACGGTATAGTAATCTTACGTTTATCTAAAGCCTCTTTAGCCAATCGGGAATGCCAATCTGCGACCCCTTGGTATTTCTTTGTGAAGTGTTCGTAGTACGCAGCTTCCGCTGGTGTTCTCCCAAAGCCCGTTGCGCCGTAAAGCGGTGCGAACGTATGCGCCTTCGCATCTTGGCGACTCGTAGGCTGACCAGCATCGGTAATAACTTTAGCGGTATATGAGTGTACATCAAACCCAGTAGATACTTCTTCAATGGCAACTCCATCTTGTGAAAGAAAAGCAGCGGCTCTGAACTCTAGCTGTGCCATGTCAGCCTCAAGAACTTTACCACCATCGAACCTAGATACAAATACCTTCTTAACAGGGAATGTACCGCCTCTAGGCATGTTCTGCATGTTGGGGTTAGCACCAGACAGACGACCTGTCGCAGTGCGATGCTGTAGTAAGCTAACATGCAACCTACCATCAGCCTTAGTGTAGTTAGCTATGCCGCCGACAAAGGATGACAGATATGTATCCACTGCACTGAGTCTGCTGACCTTGCTCAAGAAGTCAACTGCATCATCCATGCCCTTCGCACGTGCGGCACCTTGCAATATATTTAGGTTAGCTTTACTCGTACTGAAGCCGTTAGCAGATGCCCACTTAGCTGAAGGCGGCTTGAACCGTAGGCCAGCTTTGTCAGATGTACTCTTGAATAAGAAGCCTGATGAATCACATTCCTGACAATTGCTAGGTTTAGCCCACGCTGTGCCATCAACCTTGATACGCCAGTACTTACCTGTGCCGTTACATTTCTTGCACTGCACTGCTTTGGTTTTGTACTCAACCTGCGTACCCATATTGACTGCAGAACGAAACTCAATGTCATCCATGTATGGGTCAATCTTGATAGCCCACTCGCTCTTATCCGTAACCTTGCGACCATAGATAACACGAGACAGTTGCTCTGGACTGTTTAGATTGATAGGTGTGTCACCCATCAGTTCTGCAATGTGCTTCTGTAAGTCAGCCATTAACTCATTCTTTTCTTGCTCGAACTCCTGGCGCACTTCTTCTAGTTTATCCATGTCAACAGCAAAACCTCGACTGTAGATACGCGCAAGACAAGGTGCTAACTCATTAGTAAGCAGCACTGTAGGCATAAGACCTGCATCTTCCGGTGTATTAACACGGTAATACAACTTATCAGCAAGTTGCTGTGTAGCATGTAAGTCAGCAGACAGATAGTCAGACAACTCATCGTGTGGGATATCACGTGTGGTATAACCCTGCTTGAAGTAGTTCTTCAATGTGTCTTGCTTCTTAGTGTCCAATGCGTAGCGTTCTGCACATGCCTCAAGAGACAGAGGCTCTTTGATGCCACGTTGCAACACATACTCTGTCAACATTGTATCAAACACAGGTCCGTTATACTTGAAGCCTGACTCCCACAACCACATAAGGTCATAGGCAATGTTATGCCCAATGATAACCGTAGCTTTATCAAGCCACTGCTGCACAATACTGTCTCCACCCATAGTTGGGCTACGCTCACTGTGGTCAAACGTAATGATGTCCTCTTGCCCTTGGTCTGTGAGAATACCAACCATAGTTAGTGAGTTGGTAGGCTCAAAGGGGTCAAGATGCATCTTACCATCACGACTGGTGGTAGTGTTCTCAATATCAAGCGTTATTTTCATACGTTGGTTCCTCTTTGTAGTTTTCTATAACACCCCTTGTAAACAATTGTTGTATGTTTAGCAAGTACATTTTTGATGCCATGTTGTCACCACCAGATACAGTGCGCTTATTCGGAATGCTATCAAGTATCTTACGCAGTGAATCTGTATTAAACACGAGTGTTAGGTACGTATCCTTACCAATGCACAGGTTGTGAAACCAGTAGTCTGATTCAGTAGCATTGATACCACTAGGCTTGCCGTAGCATTCGTATTCAATGGCAATGTTACCTGTCCGTGTCCACATATCGCGTTCACTCTTCACCTCAATCTTCTTGTCCTGTAGCATATCTGCCACCTGCTTCTCACGCACCTTGCCATACTCAAGGTCTATGTCAAATTTCTTACGGTCTGCTGTTGCTGGTTCTAAATGTTCCATTACGCTGTGTACCTCGCTGTCTTGTAGTCTAGGTCACAATGGACAACGCCATGCCAACCAGACAATTTGTTTTTAACTACGTTCAAGTGACGCATTGTATCTTCTTCATCCTGCCCATCAACGACAGGGTTCTTAGCAATCAGAACCATCAAGTCAGCTTCAGCAGCCTTACCTGTACGTGAGCCTTCCATCATCGACTGATTGAGTAGTACCTTACCTTCTGCCTCTGCAGATAGCTGAGACATATAGAACATAGCACATTGGTGTTCTTTAGCAATCTGTCTCGCATGTATTGCATTAGCCTTCAGAGCCTCGTCAGGCCGCGCAAAGCCACCAGACGTAGCGAACTTGTCTCCCATGTCCAGAAGCACTACATCGGGCTTGTATGCCTTACAAATGGATTCTACCCAGTTCATGTCACGACCTGTTGCATCCTTAATCTTGATGCGGTTTTTCACAGGCTCATACAACGTACGTGCTTTGGCAGGGTCTTGCTTAATCTCCTGCATAGTCATGCCTGTTGCCGCTGTCAGGTAACGTGCGCCGACACGGTGATAACCTTCCTCATTACATAAGATAATGCAGTTAGCACCTTGATGTGCAAAACCACCTGGGGCAGCAATCAGTGATGCGTGAAAGGATGTCTTGCCCGTGTTAGGCCGTGCGCCTACCTCAATCAAATGCCCAGCGTTAACGCCCTCAACCTTACGTGTTAGCGTTGATATGTTGAATGTCCAACGTGCCTCAAGGTCATTGCTGGCAAGCAGAGTGTCCATGTCGATGTCATCCCACTCAATGTTGAGGTTGGGTGTGAAGTCATCACTATACTGCTCGAGTAAGTTACGAATGATGTTGAGACTGTTAGCTGTACCATTGACCATATCGAAGCCAATGTTGGCAATGTCCTCGCCAATAACTTGCTGGAACATTTTAGATAGCACCTCTTGTGCTATGTCACTACCCATAGGCTGCTCACGCTTCACCTGTGCAAACAGGCTACTGTATGAGGCTTTCTGTGCCGTAGTCATTGTCGGATTGTCTGCCATAAACAGAGCTTCAATCTCATCTGGTGTAACGGTGCGATTGTATTTGCCCATAGCACTGTCGATGGTCTGCTTAATCTTGCGTACATCTGTAGTGAATAGGCGGTCAGGACACTTAGCACCACGATGGTCATCGTAGAACTCTTTATCCATCAAACTTCTTACTAATGATAATTCCATATTCTTTACTCTCCTATGATGTTGGTTAGGTTGGTTAAGTCCGTAGCATTACGGTATTTCAAATCGTCTGTCAACCGCAGCACACGAACTGTGTTCACGTATCTGCGTAAGTCTTTTGCAAATGTCAGTGTCTTCGGTAGTGCATCGGGGTCTAATGCAATTATAGCTGTAGAGAACCGCGAGAGATACTTTTTGTGCGACTCAGAGAGAGAAGTTCCAAGTAACGCAACCCCGACAACATCACCGTAACCAACAACGGCGGCACTCACGCAGTCCTCTACAACAACTGCGACATTACCAGAACCACAGGTATATGGCAAGCCACAATTTCCATATCTTTTCCATTTAGGTTTGCGATGTGGGGACAAAGCACGACCTGTTGCATCCACAACGACACCGCCATGTATTACTGGAAATACTACACGGTCTTCTTTTACATCGTACATGACACCCAAATCATCGGCATCAATGCCCCACTCAGCACACCACATAAGTATACTGCGTCTGTCACGATGGGGTACAATATAATTAGGCAACTCAAAGTCATCTACAAGTGTGTCATCTGATGCGTGTCTGTTAAACTGTGTACGAATGTCAGCGGCAGTCATGTTGGTTTGTGTGTTGCCTTTAGTCGTACAAGATACTTTGTAACAGTTCCACATCAATGAACCCATGTTATTGGACACAGTAAATGTATTGTTACCACCACAAGCAGGACAGTTCATACGCTTTGTGTGACCATTAGGTAAATCTAAGTCAGTAACTATTTTGTATACATCATTCATACTATTCTCTCACTATAAGTGTATATATTATATGTATTATATACTTTCCTTTGCGGCACTTGCTATGCTTGTAACATCTAATTTACGTTGCGTCAATGCAAAATCTGCACTTTTGTACGTATTTTTCATATAAGGTTTAACTGACTGAGGATTAGCGTGTCCTGTGACCGACATAATTTGTCCGATACCGACACCTGCCTCAACCATTTCCGTTGTGCCAGTACGCCGAAGGTCAGACAAACGCAACTCCTTAGATAAACCTGCAGCATCCATCAACTTACGCCCAAATAATGGCAACTTATGTAAGGAATACGGCCTATATTCACCACCGTATGGTCTAGGACGGGGTGCAACGTAAGGTTGAAACCCAAAATCCTTCTCCTGTTGCTGTAACATTGCAAATAAATCATCTTCAATGGGCAGATACACATCAGCTTTACGTTTAGATTGCTCTATGTGAACACTTTGCCTGTCAAAATCAATGTTATCCCAGGTTAGTACTCGCATATCACCTAGACGCTGGCACCATTCGTATGCCATATGTGCAATAAGACCTATGTTACGGGTGCTAAAATCGCTGTAGGCGTGCTGTAGTAGCTTACCGACATCTTCCCTACTCCAAACTGTCTTACGCCTCTCAGCGGCTCTCCTACGCACGTTAGCGAAAGGATTAGTTACACACAGTTCCTCACGGATACCGTGATTGAAGACGACACGTGTGGTAGACATAACGTGATTAGCCATGTGGATACCTTTATCGCACCACTGGTTGTAGCACATCTTGGCTACTTTGGTTGTGATGTCATCTAGGTCACACTGACGGAGGGTATTTTCCCCTCCGCCATAAATAGTGTCCATCATCACATTAAGAAAGTATTGATACTGCTTCTTAGTTTCATCACGTAACTGTTTGTAATCATACGAAGAATAGTAATCGTCTACTAGCTGTGTGAGTTTCATCTTAAGCCGCCACAAGTTGTTTGAATGTTGGTGTGCTAATCCACTTAGACACCTCATGTTCACGCTCGTACATTGTTTGAGCAGCGGTATCCAAGCCTGTGTTACGCATATTGAAACCGTTACGCTCATCCGCATATGTCGCATAGTTAGTGAAGGCACTGTAAAGTGCAAACACGTTACGCCCACGAACAGATGCTTCTTGGCTGTACAGAGAATACATCTTCTTAGCTTTACTTTCGGATGCAAT